AGGGGATTTGGCACTCACATAGTAGCCCTTGGTTAGAGGGCCGTGAGTGAATGGATGTATGCGTTGGAATTGATAACCCAACGCAGACTCCCTGCCTAGCAGTGGGGAAGTTGGAGCCACATTCGGAAAGTAAAACATAATTCTCCGAAGGTGTTCATCCAACCATCTCGCAGATTGCCACAAACCAGCCCAATAGAGCTGATTCCGTAGCGAAACTGTAGATATGATCCCACTAACATCCTGCCGTTGTGTCGGGATTCCTTGACGGACCTTGACGATTGAAACGTCATGGCCATCAAAGTACTCCCGTCCGCAAGACTCTCTGAACCTTCCAGTCCAGTAAGACTTGCTGACGTTAACTACATACCCAAAAGTATGGAGTTCGTCAACAACGGTAAGCACATAGTCCCTGGGGACAATCAAATCGTCCCCAAAGACGCGCACCTGCTCAGAGAACAGTTTGATCAACTGCCTCCGAGAAAGTGGAGCTCTACGCTCCCTTTCTATTCCGAGAAAGATGATGGTAAGAAAAACCATCGCCTCAAACGGAAAGCAGAGAGCGGAACCCATAGACGCGAACTTGGCTAAACGGATAACTCCGTGGCCAGGTACATCAGCCTTTCGAGATCTACATGCGTCGACCATCCGTAGCAAATCCGGATAGTCTTCGATCATGGCTCGTACATGCTGATTCGAAACTCTATCGGAAGCTTCACTCAAATCGAGTGTAGCGAGGTCCCCGTAACGGGATCCTCTTAATGCCATTTGCCGATTAGGCTCCTGGTCATTAAAACCGATAACTCGCGAGAGGAAACCATCCTCCTTAAACGAGTCGAGAATACTGCGAAGCAAACCCTGCTGTGCATACTGCATAGCAGTAGGTTCAATCGCAATAATTCGAGGAGTTTTGAGCGTTTTAGGAACGGTAATAACCTTAACAGGTGTTTCCGAACCAGGTTCGATGAAGTCAATCTTCTCTCTAACCCGAGGGTTAAGGAAAAGAGCCTCTTCCGCAGGAATTACCTGCTGGAGGCGGTTAGTCCAGGTTCGTTGATTCCACTTAGCATTACTGCTAAGTCGATCAGCGGTTACGCCTGGACCATGCTTAAAGACAAGTCTACCAAAGTGAACATCTCTGTCCACCTTGGCAAATAGACTGCCAAAAAGCACACCCGACATACGCTTGAAATCTTCCATATAGGAAGGATCAAGAATAGAATCGGAGAACTTGACTTCACGCTCACATTGAACGTAATCCGACATCGCTCGTCTCTCCCGGCGGGGTGTTACCACCCGTGCTGAGCTACCGTTTTGCGGATGCTCATTAGAGAGAGCGATCTTGCTAAACATCAACGTTAGTTGACGAATAGCATAGATTGCTTCGATGTCGTAATCGTCCAATAGAGTGCCACTATCAGGACAGAACACACGTCCAAGGAAACCTTGTAGAAATACAGGGAGACCAGTACGA